GGCCGGTTGCCGTGGCGTTCGACGTGACACCGATGCGTGACCATGCGGCCATCGCCGTTTACGGCGTTCGGGCGGATGGGCTGGGCCACCTCGAGGTGATCGACCACCGGCCCGGCACCGACTGGATTATCGACCGCCTGGTCGAACTGCGCGACAGGCACGACCCGCTGGCCATCTGCCTCGACGTCGCCGGGCCCGCCGGGTCACTGCTGGTGGACATGAAGAAGGCAGACTTCGCGCTGCCGGAAGATCCCGATGACCCGATGTTCGGTGACCTGGCTATCCCGACGGCGCGAGAGGCCGCGGCCGCATGCGGCGCACTCGTCGATGCCACCCGGCAGCAGAAGTACCGCCACATCGACCAGCCGGAACTGTCAAGGGCCATCGAGTCGGCTAAGACGCGACCACTCGGCGACGCCTGGGCCTGGGCCCGCCGTACCGCGTCGGGTGACATTAGTCCGCTGGTGGCGGCGACGCTGGCCCGGTGGGCGTATGAGACCCGGGCGCATCTGATCGGCGAGGCGTACGACCCGCTGAACAACATCTTCTGACCTGGGGGTCGCCGTGCACGCCGTACCGCGCCGAAGGGTCTGGGCAACTGTCGTCGGTGCGGTGGCCGAGTTCGCCGGCCGGTCGGTGGGCCGGGTGTCGCGGATGCGGACGCTGCCGGGTGTGCTGGGCATCGGGTCGGTGACGCTCGGGTTCGGCCTGATTTGGACGCCGCTGGCGTTCATCGTCGGCGGCGTGTTCCTGCTGGTGATCGACAACAGGGTCACCTGATGGGCCTGGTGTCGGGGCCGCGGCGGGTCGAGAAGCGGTACGACGGGTTCACGGCGAGTTTCACCAACCCGCCGATCCCGACGAACTCGTCGCAGTTGTCGGCGCCGCTGAACAAGCTCGAGGGCCCGATGCAGTCGGTGGCCGTGTGGGCGGCGGTGTCGCTGATCGCGTCGCTGGGTTCGTCGCTGCCAATCGACGTCTACCGCGTCGGCCCCGCGTCGGATCCGATCCCAACCCCCGCGTGGCTGCTGGACATCGGCGGCGACGGCTACGGCACGGCTGACTGGATGTACCAGCTGTTCGTGTCGTGGTGCCTGCGCGGCAACGGCTACGGCAAGGTGCTGGGGCGTTCGCCGCAGGGCTACAACACGACCGTCAGCCTCTACAACCCGGATGACGTGACGGTGCGGGTCGACCAGGACGGCACCGTGCACTGGAAGGTATCGGGGACCGAGGTTCCGGCGTCGTCGATGTGGCACACCCGCGCCTACACCATGCCGGGTCTGATGATCGGCCTGTCGCCGATCGGCTATCACGCGGTGACCGTCGGACTGGGGTTCGCGGCGCAGAACTTCGGCTTGCAGTTCTTCCAGAACGGCGGCCCGTCGTCGCTGCTGACCAATACTGAGACGGACCTGAACGCGACCACGGCGCAGACGGTGAAGGAACGGTTCATCGCCGCCATGAACAACCGGCGTGAGCCGGTGGTGCTGGGCAAGGGCTGGGAATGGAAGTCGATCAGCATCGCGCCGGAGGAGTCCCAGTTCCTCGAGACGCAGCGGTACACCAGCGCGGAGACGGCCCGCATCTACGGGCCGGGCATGCCGGAGATCCTCGGCTACCCCACCGGTGACCCGCTGACGTACGCCACGGTCGAGGGCCGGTCGCTGCACCTGCTGACCTACACCCTCGACCCGTGGCTTACCCGCATGGAGCGGGTCCTGTCCACGTTCACGCCGAACACGCAGGTCGTGAAGCTCAACCGCGGTGCGTTCCTGCGTCCCGACACGCTTGCCCGCTACCGGGCGCACGCGATCGCGATCGCGTCGCACTGGATGGCGCCGTCGGAGGTGCGTGCGATCGAGGACATGCCGCCGATGACCGCGGCGCAGAAGGACGAGGTCGCGGCGCTACCGCCGCCGGCGTTGTCGCCCGAGAACATCGCGCCGAAGTAGGTGGGCGGATGCCGTACGACGTGAAGAAGGACGACCGCTGCCCGGCAAGCAAGCCGTGGGCGGTGGTGAAGAAGGACGGCGGCAAACTCATCGGCTGCCACACCAGCGCCGCGAAGGCACATGCGCAGATCGCCGCGATCGGCGCCCAGAAGTTCGGCTCACAGCCCGTGCTCGACCCGGGCACTTTCCGGAGGCTACCCGTGGACAAGTCCAGCCGTGGCGTGCTGACCAAGACCATCGAGCGCCGCTCGTACGGCGTCCGCCTCGAGGTGCGGGCGCAGTCCGACGCGACAGCCACCATCGAGGGCTACGCGTCGGTGTTCGACGCCCCGTACGAGATGTACGACATGCTCGGCGCCTACACGGAGGTCGTTCGGCCGGGTGCGTTCACCCGCACGCTGAACGCCAAGCCGGAGACGCAACTGCTGCTCAACCATGGTGGTCTGGCGATGGCCTACACCAAGGCGGGCACGCTGCGCCTGTCGGAGGACTCGACCGGCCTGCACATTGCCGCCGACCTCAACACCGCCCGGTCGGACGTGCGGGACATGGTCGCCGCGATCGGCGACGGCAACGTGGACGAGATGTCGTTCGCGTTCCGCACCGAACGCCAGGACTGGTCACCCGACTACGCCCAGCGTGACCTGCTCGAGGTGAGCATCAACCGCGGCGACGTGTCGGTGGTCAACTTCGGTGCCTCGGCTTCGACGTCGGTGGCGATGCGCGCACAGGACTTCGACCACCTCGACGACGAGTCGGCGCTAGCGCTCTACGCCCGCCTGACCGCCCGGTTCGCACCACCGCCCGGCGAACACCCGCTGAGCCTCGCTCTTGCCCTGGCCGCCAGCCAGGGCTGAACACCGCCTGTTCCGTACGCCCCGGAGCCTGCCCCGGAGCGCGCACCTGCGCGCCACCACGCGGCCACCACTCGACGACCAGGCACGCCAGAAACCCACCGAACAGAAGGGGCACTGTCGTGCTCGAATTCCTTCGCCAGCAGCTCGACAAGCTGCTGGAGGCGCGCAAGGCTGCGGCCGAGGCGCGCGACGCCGCGATCAAGGCCGCGGCCGACGAGAAGCGCAACCTCACCGACGAGGAGCAGGCCGCGTTCGACGGCAAGCTCACCGAGGTGCGCAAGTTCGACGTCGACATCGAGGCGGCGCGTGCGCGCATCGCCGAGGTGGAGGCGTCGGAGGCGCTCGCGCAGCAGGCGCGGGCCACCCAGGCGCAGGCCCGCCAGCAGGGCGGCGCGCAGATCGGCTACGAGCCGACCGTCTACGGCAAGGGCTCCGGCGTCAGCTACTTTCAGGACCTCGCTCGGGCGCAGGCCCGCGGCGACCAGGACTCGATCGGCCGGCTGCAGCGCCACGCCAAGGAACTCGACACCCTGCTGCCGATGCGGGAGCGGGCACGCGAGGAGCGGGCCGCCAAGCAGATGCGGGGCATGACCGACGTGCCGGAGGCGGCGCGGGAGTCCGTGTTCGAGCGCCGCGTTAACCCGAACCGCACCGACGGTCAGGGCGGCTACTTCGTTCCGCCGCTGTGGCTGGTTGACCAGTTCATCAATCTGCCGCGGTTTGGCCGCACCTGCGCGAACCTGTGCCAGGGGTTCGACCTGCCCGCCGGCACCGACTCGATCAACCTGCCGAAGGTGTCCACCGGTACCGCTACCGCGGTGCAGACCGCCGACGCGGCGGCGGTGCAGTCGACGGACATGACCGACACCACGGTCTCGGCGCCGGTGCGCACGATCGCGGGTCAGCAGGACATCGCCATGCAGCTGCTCGACCAGAGCCCTATCAATTTCGACGAGGTGATTTTTGCCGATTTGATGGCGGATCTGAACCAGAAGCTGGACATCCAGGTCATCAACGGCTCCGGTTCGTCCGGGCAGGCACTCGGCATCCTCAACGTGTCGTCGATCAACGCGGTGACCTACACCGACGCGTCGCCGACGCTGCCGGAATTGTATGTGCCGCTGGTGCAGTCGGCGTCGCTGATCGAGAAGAACCGCAAGCTGCCCGCGACGGGCGTCGTGATGATCCCGTCCATGTGGTACTGGGCCACCGGCCAGCTCGACACCGCGGGTCGTCCGCTGATCGTGCTGCCGAGCGTCGCCTACAACCCGGCGGCGGTGCAGAACGGTCTGGCGGCCGAGGGCGCGGCGGGTGTCCTGCAGTACGGGGCGCCGGTCTACACCGACGGCAACATCCCGTCGAACCTGGGCGGCGGCACGAACGAGACCCGGATCATCACCGCCCGCTGGAACGACCTGTACCTGTGGGAAGGGTCGGTGCGTACCCGGGCGCTGATGGAGGTGCTGTCCGGGACCCTCCAAGTTCGACTCCAAGTCTGGGAATACTTCGCATTCCTGGGCGGTCGGCGTCCTGAGTCCATTTCGGTGATCTCCGGTACCGGCGTCATCCCGACCTCCGGCTACTGACCGGCACGGGCC